ATGAGCAGAATAAAAGGTGCAGTTCAAAGTTTGTCGCCTGAACAGATAATACAAAATAATCTAAATGAGATTGAGGATATTAAATCAAGACTTACCAATAATAGACATGACTCTGCTAGGCTGGCTGCTATTAAAGCACTTACAGAGGAAAATAAACGACTAAACGAGCAAATACAAAAGAATGCTCTAGATAAAGCAAGAGGTGAATTTGGTGGATCTCCAACTATGTTTATAGATAATAGTAAAAAAGATTATTCAGACCAATCTTCAGGCAAAGGAGGTATTCTTATGGGCCCAAGCCTTATTGATAATGTAGACCCAAGTATAAGATTAATAAAAACTGGTTCATTTGGATAAAAAAAGAGAGTCTTGAGTGGGGCGTAATCCACTCGCTGACTCTCTTTTTGGTCTCCTATGTTTTTGTGTATTAACCAGTTGATGCTAACTTTTGGAAATAATCCATAGTATCATCATCATCTTCATCAGACTTTGATTCAACTGGTTTAGTATCTACCTTTGGTGTTTCAATTGGAGCATCTTCCATTTGTTCTGCAACATTACCAACTGTTACACTTCCAGATAGAACTGCATCAAGTCTTGTCTTGAGTTCTTCATAAGACTTGAAGTTCGTAGAAGCACTAAACTCTGCAAGTGGATATGCAGTTTTCCATACTTCTTCAATCTTTGCATCTTCAGAAAATAATGCAGAGGTTTTATCAAACTCTGATTTATCATAGTTCCAATAACCATCTACTTTACGAATCTTCAACTTGAAGTTTGCACCTTCCCAAAAGTCAAAAGGATTGATAGGTGTTTCATCTTCAAATTCTGGTTGCATCGCAGCCATCAACTTATCAAAGATTTTCTTACCATACCTAAAAAGAAATACCTTACCCTCATTCTCTGGGTGCTTGGAATCAGTTACCACATAGATATTAGAAAAGTATTGTAATTTTCTTTTCTGTTTCCTTGCAATCTCTTTATCAGACTCAAGTCCAGTATTCCACAACTTTGAATTATATTCTGATACTGGGTCTTTTTGTCCTACAGTAGTTAAAGAGTTTTCAATATACCATTGACCAGTTGGGCCTTGAAATGCATGGTTATAAACTCTTGCCCATGGCATATCCTCACCCTCAACTGCTGGTAGAAAACGAATAACTGCATAACCATTACCAGATTTATCTAGTTCTGGTTTCCACAATCTTTCGTCTTTATAGGATTTCTTTTCTTGAGGTGCATTTTCTTCTTTTACTGCACCAAGTAACTTATCAAGAGAATTGCTTCTCTTTAGACTTTCTAACGACATATTTTTCTCCTTATGTTATCGTATGTTATTTTTTAGTTCTTCGTATGTTAACTCTGTTCCAACCTTTATAAACTTGACATTTGGAAAATCCCTCTTGACCAGTTTAAATTGGTTATCCCAGTTAATCGTGTTATATCCACGACTATCGGCAGAAAGATAATTCTTACTACCTTTGTATATGTTATTTATAGGTTCTGCATAGTTACTTCCGTCAAAACCACACATATACACTTCTTCTGCACCATACTTGCAAGCAAGATATAATGCAGTATTCCCAGCAGACCACCCTTTAGGATAGTCTATATTAATTACATTATCATTATATTCATCAACCCATGTAATATACATACCTACATTAAACATGGCTTTCTTTTTAAAATCCTTTGGGTCTAATTGTGGATTATATATCAATATTTCTTCTATCTTTTTTTGCACCATGTCTGCATCTTTACCTTGAACCACACAACTTTTTCTACCATGTTTTTCAGTTTCATATATAGGCCCGTTCATACCAGACGCTAAAAGTGTATGAGGGTCAAACTCTGCTGGTAAAACTTCCCAATCAGAAAAGTAACATTTATTTTTCATAGCATAGCCTGATTCATATATCTCTTGTTGCATATTATAGTCTACTGAAACAAGATTGTCAACTGCAAAATCACGATAAATTGCATTACATCCCCATGTTATAAAGTCACCCCCTAATATATCAGTTGTGGGTCTTGACTCTCCGTTTCCGTAGACTATATGCTTATTCATTGAGATACCTTGACATTCTTCTTCTTATTGTTCCATCTTCAGTATTACCACCAAGTTTTACATTGATAGAATTTTGTCCCTCTGTTCCATCAGACTTTACTACATAATCTGTATTATGATTATCAACCCATCTTTCTTTCTTAACAAAATCTAATTTATATGTATCTCTATCTGATAGATTTGCAAGAACATTAAATGCAAGACTTACTCTTGGTTTAGTGCTTTTGTTCTGTCCAAATCCATGAAACAAATAACTATTAAACATAATCAATGAACCTTTAGTGCAAGGCATTGCAAGTCTATTTGAAAAGTTTGCATTGGCCTGATTATAATGTTTTCTCAAAGATATAAATGGGTCTGCATTATAAGCCACTTTTTCAAATATTAGTGGTGGATGTTCTGGAACAGAATCAATATAGTAAACACCACTAATCAAAGAGTTACTATGATTGTGCATACTCTGTGCTGAATTAGGTCTTGATTTGTTTATCCAAGATTCATGTATCCAGAACTCTTCATATGCAAGTGTCATAACATTATCAAAGTAGTCTTTGATACATTCTTCAAACCATACCTTTAAATCTGCTAGTCCACTCTTATCAACTATGTTTGGATTTTCTGAACCAAATTGTGTTGACTCTGGATTACCACCACCTTGTTTTGTATAATCAAAATCATCAATGTCTGGTATAATTGGTGGATTTGGATTTTGATAAATCTTTAATACACCAGCAGGAAATATAGGTATTCCATTATCCATTTTTGTTTCCATGAAACCTTTTCCTTTGAGGTCTATAACCTTTTGGCCACTCTGGTGGTTTAGATGCAAGTTTCTTACATCTTTCTCGTAACTCCTCATTGGACTTAACTAATTCAGCATTATCGTATTCAAGTGTTTTAATACGATTTTTCATTTGCAAGGTTTCTAATGCATCAAAACCTTTGTTTTTTACAGCTTGGTTCATAATATCTCCTATATTGGTAAAGTTGCTGTTTTCTCTAAAAAATTTAAATCTCTTGCATTTGCTTCAATTTTCTCTTTTAGTCCTTTTGTAATTAGTCTACTTACTGAATCTGGTTCTAAATCATTTTTTTCACAATAATATAATACTGCATCCATGTGTGATATTTTCATATCTTTTGCAATGTTTTCTATCTCTAGGGAAAATGTTTTTGGTGATTGCATCATTCGTGTTCCCCACCTACATCATTTTTATCTAACTCTATTCTTTTACCTTTGTAATACATTGCCCTTGTGCGACTTGGTGTGTGGTATCCATCACCTCTAAGAAAAAAGCCTGGTGTTCTTTTTGCAGTTTCAAATGTTGCAACTGTTAATACTATTGCAAGTAATATGAATACATGAGCAATTGCAGTAATACCAAATACCCACATACTACCAAAATACATTGAAAATGCAATACACCACATCCATGCTAAAACTTGCATAATCATATGTCTTACATTTGTGTCTGGAATATGTCTTAAAGGATTTCTGTCATGGTTCATAACACCATTCCAACAATCATAAATAAATTTTCTCATACCAACCTCATTAATAAAGTGGTAGGTTATTCTGTTACTAGGAAACCTACCGAAACCCTATCCGATTAAGCAGCTAGTGCAAAATCTTGAGGTGCAAAGTTATCGTTTGCATTTACTTTTTTGACCTATTAGGCAGTCAACCCACAATTCTACTCTCGTCTATTCCTGCCAGTCGAATCCTAATTCACCCCCTCATTCGGAGTTATATAAGATTTGGTGGAGGTGATGGGAATTGCACCCATGTCCTGCCCAGTATTCAACTCGTATCAACAAATTGTATTATATTTATACCATAATACTTTTACAATGTCAAGAGGATAACTTAGGTTTTTTTGATTTTCCATCAATAAAATCTCTGTATTCCTTTAATAAAATATTAAGTCCTTTTGTGTCCATACAATATATCGCTTCTGGTTTGTATCTATAATTATATGAGCCTGCAGCCATGTTATATATGTCTAGGTTTTTTACTTGAACATAATCAAAACATTCTTTTTGAGTTTCAAAATAAGGTTGACTAAAAACATACATATTATTCATATCAGTATTAGGCACTGGCGCTTGCAAGAAAGTTACTATTATAAACCATTTCATTTTTTTGTTTCCAATCTTTTATGGTGTCTACTAACATTGGAAGATATTCAATTTTGTTTTTGACAAATTCTTGAACGACACCATCTTCCGTTACAACTAAAATGACAATCTGACTTATTGCCGTTCCAGTTCGTTCTTCAAACATTTCTGCATATGCAGACGCTTGAATATAATAATTCTCATTATAAGAATCTTTTCTTTCAGACGTTGAGGTTTTAAAGTCAATGATTGATGGGATACCATCATACTCGGCTATGCAATCCACACGACCTGCTACTTTATATTTATCAGAATAAAGTCCACACTCTTGTGCATATATATTATTTATTTTCTTTAATACAGAATTTTGTAATTGTTTGAACAAAATATGTGCAAAAAAGTTTTTCTTATGTTTTTCCCATTCCGTTGGAAAGTTAGTATGCATATTATTTAAATAATCTTCACACATATGGTGAACATGAGTTCCACGAGTCGCAGCCTTTCTTGCAATATAATTTGCAACATCATTACCAACTCTTTTTCTCCACTCATGGAGTCCTTGTTTATTTCTTACTGATAAAACTGTAGTAATAGATGGATAGAAGTTTCCATCTGGTGTTTCATATAATCTAACTTTATTCTTCGTGGTCGCTTTTATCTCTGGTAGATTCACACTCTTGTGTTTGTAATTCATCCTTATCGCTTTCTTCATGTTTATATTTTGGTGGGACTTTTCCCCACCCTACAGTTCTATCCCATTCTCTTTGAGTATACTTAGACATTCCTCATTCGTTCTACTAATCTATCTGCTCTTTTTGTTACTTGACGATACCATCTGCTGTCAACCATTTCATCTGCGGCTGTATTCCAATCTCTCGCATCTACACCTCTTTTCATACCTTTAAATTTTGACAATCTTGGTCGGCCCATATTAAACATCATGTTTGCAATTATTCGTTTAACTTCTTCTGGCAAATCGTCAAAGTCTGAGTAAAGCTTGTAGCAGTCTGACACAACTGTTTTGATATCTTCGTTGAAGGCCTCAACACATCTGTCGTTGCTGACAGCCGTTCCGACTTCCCAACCATGTTCTGGGTCTGATTCCCTAACAAGATGGCCAATACCAAAAGTAGGCAACCCAAGATGATCCAAATATATTTTTTCAACATTTCCCTCATCATACTCTATTTCTTCTCTTAATTTTTCTATATCCATTATTCAATCCCCATTCCTAATTTAGTTTTTTGTATTAGGTAGTTTCTAACAAAACCAGAACGAACTATATCACCTATGTTAAATTCTACACAATTAAATTCTTCCATCTCTTGAAGAATTTGTAGAAAGTCCATAAGTCCATTTCTTTCGTTTGTTCTTGTTAAATCTGTTTGACTAAAATCACCACAAAATACTATTTTAGAATCTTGTCCTACTCTTGTAATGATTGTATCTAATTCGTGAAAGTTTAAGTTCTGACATTCATCTACTATAATAATACTATTATCAAATGTCAATCCTCTTAAAAAAGAAGTTGACAAGAAATAGTAACTACCTTGTGCTTTTATTCTATTGTATAATGATTCAAAGGCTTGTTCATTTGGTTGTTCAAACATAAACTGCATCATGTTAGAATATGGAACTTGATATAGTGCAGCCTTATCTTCCTCATCGCCTGGCAAGAAACCAATCTCTCTTGTAGGAATAAGTGAACGAACCATGATAACTTTATCGTATGGTGTTTCATTTCTTAACACCTCTGACAATGCAAGATATAATGATACGAATGTTTTTCCAGTTCCAGCACAACCAAATAAAAATTGATTTTGACCTTTTTTCCAAGTATCAAAAACTAACTTTTGACTATCTGTTACTGGTTTGATTTGATTTAATTGACTATAAGTAATCTCTTTTTGTTTTGCCATAATATAACCCTAGTTAAAGTGGAGTAGTAGTAGATATGTAGCTCAGCGGTTCTACTAACTACTCCTTATTGTATGAGCGCTGAATGTGAAAAAATATTTTGCACCTCATACACTCTTATTTATATTAATATAATCCAGTAGATTTATTCTTTTTATATTCCTTACCTAAATCTTGTCCACCGATATCTATTAGTTTATGTTTCTTTGCAACATTTCGCACTTTGTTTTGCACGATAGTATCTTTTTTATTAACCTTATCTGCAAGTGGTGAGTTTGGATGTGAGTCTGCAATCTTTGACATTACCTCATTGAAACCACCATCTGTTTTAAATGATTTACCTTGAATACCAGATACTATATTTGGAGCAGTAACTATTTTTTGACATTGTGGATTGTTATCTAGAAACTCTTGAAGTTCTCCCCATGTGCAAAGAGTATCAAAGTATTCATCTTTATTTTTATCATATATTGTATAACTAGGCATCATCTTTCCTTTTATTATATACCTCTACAAAAGCTTCACATTTTGGACAAGATAAATTTGTAACGATATCATACTCTTCATCTTCGTCTAAATCGTGGTCACCACCCCAGATTAATTCTGTATTACAATGCCAACACTTCATGTATGATATCTCTGTCTATGTT